AGGGATGCTTAGCAAGCAAGCCCTCCTCCAAAATCACTGGTCTTCCGACGTTGTTAAACATCGCTTACATTCCCTGACGGGAATGACTCGTACCCTCTCACGGGGGTAAAGCGCCTGTAACACTTTGGTCACAGGTACGTCAATAAGCTAACGGTTGATTCCGCCCTATTTAGCTCTGCTAAAGAAGGTATCGTCAATTGTAACGTAATTTGACGTGTTATTCAACGAATAACAGAAGATTGCTATGTTCCTTATCAGGAATCAAGCAATAAGGTGAGGTGATTAAACCAATCACCAATCCAGTGCTGCTGTGACAGACTGCGTGAACCGCGGTCTGCGCCATCCAGAAAACCTTTCGGTCTCCTGACTACCGTGAATTTCCAAGCATTGACAGAAGGTAGAGACAGATTACTCATCTCGTCTTTTATCATACGTCGCCTGGGAAAGAACATAATGTCACGGCCGAAATCCCCATGTTTACATGATTCAACACATCCAGAGGTATAAATTAACATAGATATATTAGCATCGACTTGGGACTGTCTATCGAATTTTTCATAACGATTGACTTGCCAAGACTTGTAGCGAGGAGGAACCTCGATAGAATAAACCCCTGAAGTCGGGGCCTCCCACCAAGGAACGCGAAACGGAACCTTTGCATCTAGGAAGCTAAGTAACAAAGCTATTGTGTCTGGGAAGTACATCTTAATCTTCTCCATCCAACAGTGTAACTTATTAATAGCGACATAGATTTCAGGATCGTTGTATAGTGTGGTTACATAAACAGGTGTAATATCAAAACCTGCCCAGTAATCACCACCACAACTTTCCCGAAAGGGTCCCTCGGAATAAGACTTACTCAAATTAACGGTAAGTCCAGCATCCGATAGAGTTTGCACAAGAGGCTCATAATCTTCAGTTCTGACAATGATGTCATCACCAAAAACCGCTGTCTCAGAAAAATCGACGAAGAGTCTTCTTGATTCTCTACGCGACTGGACAGCATATACAAGCGCTAACAGCGTCAACGTCATCATGGGAAAGGTAAAACCATTACCCATCGTTGACATCATGTTTAACTCAATCCAGTGTGATTTCTCATTTGTCTCATCGACAATCTTTGTGTATGGTGATCTTATATCCATAAACAAATGAAACCATTCACTGGGCCATAGGAGCTTAATTAAAAGCATCGATATCAAATCGGAAGCATTTTTAAGATCGATCGTTGCTAATGATCCATCTATA